TGGCGCTGGACTTCTAGGCAATGGCACAAATGCAACCGCTGGTCAGGCAGGCAATGGCGGGCTTGGCGGTGGCGGTGCAGGGTCTAACAATGGAACCGCAGGTCACGGTTGCATTCTGATTTTCTATTAAGGGGAAACAATGAGTGTTAGCATCTATCAGAATTCATCTTTCAGCGACACTCCCTTTGGATTGAAGCTGCAACAGACAATCACTTCAAGCGGATCAGTAACAATCCCTACTGGCATTCAACGCGTATACGCAGTCTGCATTGGCGCAGGCGGTGGCGGTGGCACTGGTGTCAAAGGGCAATACACAACAATTACTGCTGCTTCTGCCGATGGAACTACTGTTACCTACACAGGAAATAACAACCTAGTTGCAGGTCAGAGAGTAACAATCACAGGTTTATCAACTGGTGCTTTTAACCTATCGGCGGTAACGGTAGCAACTGCAACATCAACTGGATTTACAGTCACAAACGCTGCAACAGGAACTGCCGTAACTGGAGCTGCTGGTTTAGCAGTTGCAACTGCAATAGTTACTGGCGCGGTTGCAGGTGGAACAATCACCGCAGTTACTCCTTCATCACCTGCTACTGGTTCTGTAACCTATTCATCAACGGCAAGAGTGCCAGTTGGAACATCGGTTACGATTTCGGGTGCAACTCCTACAGGTTACAACGGAACATTTACTGTCACCGCTTCAACTTTAGGAACATCATTTACTGTAGCCAATCCAACAACTGGTGCAGCAACGGGAACAATTACATTTACTGGTGTGGTTACTTATACCGCTGCAAATAATTTTGATACTGGTTCATCAGTTACAATTACTGGTGTTACACCTACTGGATTTAACTTATCAAATCAGACAGTTATCAACGCAACTTCATCAACATTTACAGTAAACAACTCACTTGCTCAATCTACAACTTATACATCAGGTGGTAGCGCGACATCAAATAACTTGGGCGGTGGTGGTGGTGGAGCTGGTGGATTTTCTGCTGGCTGGACTTTTGCAAACAATACTTGCACAGTTGGAGCAGGTGGTTCAGGTGGAACTACATCAACTGGAAACCTCAATGGCAGCAATGGCGGTTTAACCGCTTACGGAATGGTTTTTGCTGGCGGTGGAGCAGGCGGTAAAGGTCAGAATGTTCTTGCCTCTGTTGCACCTGTTATGGGTGGAGCAGGTGGCGGTGCTTCATCACAAGGCGGACAAACTAGCGGTGCTGTTTCTTATTTTGGTTCACCTAACCAAGGTGGTTCTGCGTACAATAATTATTCAGGCAATGGTGGTGGACAAACAACCTCAACTAATAACTACGGTGGAGATGGCGTTTTGGGCGCAGGTGGTGGCACTGGATATAACACAACCGCTGGAAGCAATTCTTTTGGTGGGCCAGGCGGTGGCGGTCTAATTGGTGGCGGTGGAGCAGCAGGTTGGGCGCCAAACTTTTCTATTGGTGGACCAGGTGGCGGTATTCCACAAAATCAAGTTCATATTACTGCTGCAACTGGTAACGGAACAACAGTTACTTATACTGTTGCTTCACACAACTACAAAATAGGTCAAAGAATCACAATCAATGGTCTTGGAATTTCATCAGGTTCTTCATTGAACTTATCTCAGGTTCCTATCAGCGCAACAACATCAACAACTTTTACTGTTATTAGCGCAACAACAGGTGTTTCAAGCGGTACTGGAACAACTCTTACAAATGTGTATCAAGGTAACTATTCTGGCAATGGTGGTAATGGTTCCTATGGTGTTGGTACAACTACTGCTGGCGGCGCAGGTGGCGGCGGTCAAGGATTTAATGGAGCTGCAGGTTCAGATGCTTCAGGCTACAACGGGGGCAACGGGGCAAATTACGGTGGGGGCGGCGGGGGTGGCTGCCAATCAGGTACAGGTGGCAACGGCGGCAACGGCGTAATTTATCTTTACTACTAAGGAGCAACAATGGCAACATTTGCAGTGATGAGTGGCAATACAGTTTCAACTGTCATTGTCGCAGATGACAAAGAAGCAACAGAGGCAGCATTAGGTGTTAGCCTTATTGAATACACACCTGAAAACCCTGCTGGTATCGGTTCATTTTATGATGAGGCAACAGGTAAGTTTGTGGCAGCAGTAGCAGTTGATCCAGTAGTTGAAATAGCTCAAACCGAGGTAGAGTAACCATTTTAGACAAGGGGGAAATGATGGATAGAGGCCAAGTTTTAGATGAAGCCAAGCGATTAACCTACGGTGATCGCAATGTTTCCTACGATGCACCACGCATTAACCACCGGCGAATTGGTGTAATTTTGGGGATAGTTTTAGAACGATATGTTGAAACTGCAACACCCGGCGATGCAGTTCCACCTGAAGTTGCAGCTTTATGTATGGCAGCAATGAAACTGGCGCGTTTATCTGCCAAACCTAACCACCTTGATAGCGCAATTGATTTGGCGGCCTACGCTGCCATTTGCGCTGAACTTGCTGAACATATAGATTAACTTTAGGCGCAAAACGCCCCCATAGAAAAGCCCCCTGCAGCCGTTCCTGCGGGGGGTTTTTCGCTTATCTAATTACTTTATGTATTCTCGCAATGCTTGAATAATGATGGCGCTGGCCGTTGTGCCTTGTTTTTTTGCTTTTATCTGAACCAGTTGCCAAAGGTCAGAATCAACGCGAATGGATCGAAGTGGTGTCATAGAACTACGCACTGACTCATTGAACCCCAGCACCAGCCAAGAAACTGAGCTTGGGCGCTATCGGTGCCAACCCACCAAAGGTTAGCCGAAACCTGCCAAATCAGAATTACGCCAATCAGGATTGCAACTGCCCGTACTTGCCTACCGCGCTTTGTAATCATCTCAACGCTCCAATTCTTCGATAAAGGCAATGGCAAGAGCAGAGTTCACAATTGCCCTGCGTAGTGATTGTTTCATTTCGTCAAAATCCCCTGATTCTGATGCGGTGTTGAGGTCACGGCTGATGCCATACATATTATCTGCCACATCAATTACTAGATTCTTCATTGCACCCATCTTAGTTATTCTCCATTTTCTCTAATCGGACTTCAAAGCAATAGAAACATTCTGACATTCTTTCGACTGATTCGAACCTAGTTTTGCAGGTTACGCAGGTGCAGGTGTATGGCATTTATGCAACCTTTCTTTCTGAGATAACACCGCAAGGATTAACAAAAACATATTCTGTGTTGAACTCTGACCAACCAGTAAACTTTTGTGCAATTGCATTGATTGCTGGACGAATTTCTTTATCGCCGTTGTATGAGATGTGAACAACACCGCAATCAACTTTGCGAACTGAAAACTTATATGTTGGAAATGTTGCCTTTAGCTCTGCGCGAATTGCTTTTGTTGTTTCTGTTGTAGTCATTTTTTGATCCGTTCTGTAGGGGCCGTTCCCCAATAAGTAAAAGATACTGCCACTGTATATACAAGCGCAAGCCCAAAGGGGGGTGTTTTGGTAACGATTTGATAACGGTTTTTAGGCGTGTTAGGCTCAACTTGAAAGGCCACCTTTGGGGAATGAGGTGGCTTTTCGCCATTTAGGGGCGATTTCACGCCCTACCCCTATACTTGGCCTATGACTACCGCTATCGCCTTCCAGGGGCCTGATTTTGCCATTCTAGGGGCAGATTCTCAGGTAACAGATGGGGATAAGCGCATCCTTTCGCCTAGCACACCTAAGATTGTAAAACTGAAAAAGTACCTGTTAGCAGTAAGCGGTGATTGCAGGCCAGGGGATATTCTCACCTACAACTGGACGCTGCCGGCATACGATGGCACTGATCCTGTGAAGTTTATGGGCAAAAGAATTATTCCAAGCATTATTGCAGCGTTTAAGGCACAAGGATTTGATTACACCAAAGAGGGAATAAGCTACTCATACCTGTTGGCATTTGCTGGCAATGTCTTTGAAATTGGAGATGATTTGAGCGTAACCCAATCTGCAGATGGCTTGTATGGGGTCGGCAGTGGCAGTGCCTACGCGCTAGGCGCATTGGCTGGGCAACTGCCCAACCTTGCCCAACCTGATTGGGCGCAAGATCGGATTCTTGAGGCGCTGACAATTGCTGCCAAATATGACATCAACACCGCCCCACCTTTTCAGATTGAGATTCAGCGAGTCTAAGCGCGTTGCACTGTTCAAATGTGTGTAGTATGTGCCAACCTACTCTTTGAACGGAAAGGAAAAGCAAATGTTTTGGTTAGGACTTATTTGCGGCATTATCTCAATGCTTGCAATCTATGCAATCGTTATTTCAGCTTTTGAAATAGGTGATGGGCAATGAACTTTGAAAAGAAAGCACGCGAGCCGTTATTTTCACTTCATAATCATTCAGATGGCCACATTGCACTTTACTTGGAAGAACAAGATGCAGTAAAAGATATGCTGGAAGATGTGGTTGGCAATTTTGATCATAAAATGCTGATGGAACTGCAGGGAATCTGCGCAGAATCAGTAAAAGCCGAAGGCCACTTTGAACGCCTAGAAACGGCACGCGAGAATCTAGGAGATGGCGCACCCTTGCTTTGCAGTATGAGTGAGCAGGAAGCGCTGATTTTGGCTGAGGATTTGATTCGAGCAGTTAAGTTTGCCCGTATTGGCCGTGAGGCTCAAGGCAATTACCCGCGACTCAAAGGAGTTCCAAACTTTTAATGGCTAATCCCAACGGGCGCAAAGGCGCACAATTTGAAACCGATGTTATGCGTTGGTTGCGTAACGCTGGTGCCTTGTGCGAACGATTGGTGAAGGCTGGAAAAAACGATGAAGGCGATTTGGTCGCAGTCATTGCCGGCAAGCAATACATTCTTGAACTCAAGAATCGTAAAACAATAAGTTTGCCTGAATTTTGGCGTGAAGCTGAAGTTGAGGCAGAAAATTATGCAAAGGCTCGCGGTTTAACCGAAGTGCCATTGCATTACATCATTCTCAAGCGCCGAAACGCTGGGATTGAAAAGGCTTGGGTTATCCAAGACTTAACTCAATGGTTGGCAGAAAAGCATTGAATCAATTTGAGTTCTTTGTTGATCTACCGCGATTTGATAATGCAAAATGTGCAGATGTTGAGGATAAAGATTTCTTTTTCCCCGATGGTCGCGCACAAGAGGCAGAAATTCTGCACCAACTTAAAGCAATATGCACAAGTTGTATTCACGAAAAGGAGTGTTTGGAGTACGCACTAGAAAAGCAAATTCCATACGGTGTTTGGGGTGGCAAATCGCCATCTGAAAGAGATGCCGTTGTTATTGCTAAGAATAAGGGTTATGCCTTCAAAGGAATCGCATTGGTCATTATTCAACTGCATAAAAAAGGGGTTTTTGCCAACGAAATTGCAGGCCAACTTAATACATCGCTTAGTTATGTACGGCGAGTATTGAAAAAGTTGGCGGCAACTGAACAAGGAGCAACACCATTACACCAACAGATAAAAGACTCATCCGAAGGCTTGCGTTAATCATTGTGGTTAGCGTAGGAACTTCACTAACAGTTCAAGCAATAATGGCAACGCCTGCAGTACCGCAACTGGTGATTTACAAGGATCGCCCAGCGTTAATGCAGGTTAATGCCAAAGAGGTAGCCCGTGAGCTACTTACAAC